GCTAGCCAGTCAGCAATCCCTGTAACGGGACAACTGCCAGGATTAAACAGGCTGTCAGGTCACGCAGTGACCCCAGACTGTTTAATAGTGTTCCAGATGTATGTAGTATCTCTGTAAAAAATATTTCTGTACAGCAGTACCCCTGCTACAGAATAGATAGAATATGGCTCTGACCTGCTCTTTTAATACTGTGATGTAAATCACCTGCCCAAAAACGTTCGTTTTGGGTGTTTGAACGGATTAATATATATAGAAGCAGTTTACTGCTTCTATACTATAGCAAGGTCTTCAGGACCTTGCGTACAGACAGTATCTACTGTCTGTTACTAACAGACTGTACAGGCTGTTTGTATGCGGGATAATTCTGCCTTTGGGACGGCATGGGGCAAAGGAATCTAATGGCATTTGATAAAAGCAACAATCCAAGAACGGCAGCAACCGCAGCCGCAAAGGCAAAACTAATTGCCCTTGTAGCCGAAGGTATGGGCACTCAACGTGCCATGCAGCAGATAGGCTATAAGCCAGATACCCTAAGAATCTGGATGATGCGGGATAAGAAATTTGCCCGTGACCTAGAAGCCGCTAAGGATGATGCCAAGAATAAATCAACCCAAGCCCTAGGGGTAGCAAAGGATGAAATATCCTTCCCCCAATTCTCAGAAGTATTTTTAGACCAAAAGGTTTTTCCACATCACCAAGATTGGATTGACCTACTGGAAGGGCGTGAGCCATCTTGGCTCCACCCAAGTATGACCTTTGAGCCTGGCGACCAGAACCGTTTGCTACTAAACGTGCCACCTGAGCACGCTAAGAGTACCGTGATTACGGTTAACTATTCAACTTATCGTATCGCCCTCAATCCCAATGTTCGTATCATTGTGGTAAGTAAGACCCTAAACAAGGCACGAGAGTTCGTGTATGCAATCAAGCAACGACTGTCTCACCCGCGCTGGTTAAAACTGCAAACAGCATATGGACCAGAAGGGGGTTGGAAGCAGGATGCTGATACCTGGAGAGTGGATACCGTTTACCTTGGGGGCGATGCGAGAGATTCATCCGAGAAGGACCCCACTATCCAAGCCCTAGGCATGGGTGGGCAAATCTATGGCGCACGTGCAGATTTGATTATCTTGGATGACTGTATTACAACTGCTAACGCACATGAGTTCGAGAAGCAGATTGACTGGCTACAAAAAGAAGTTATTACCCGTTTGGGTAAGAACGGCAAACTATTAATCGTAGGGACGCGAATTGGCACGATTGATTTCTATAAAGAACTCCGTAACCCGAAGTATTGGTCTGGCGGTAAGTGCCCTTTTACTTACATGGCTATGCCTGCGGTATTGGAGTACGGGCAAGAACCAAAAGAATGGGTAACCCTTTGGGCTAAATCCGATAGACCATGGGACGGCGATGAAGATATCGCACCTGATGAGCAAGGGCTATTTCCTAAATGGGATGGCGAGGCGTTAGCAAAGCGCCGTGGTGAAGTTACCCCATCTACTTGGGCAATGGTTTATCAGCAGGAGGATGTCGAAGAAGATTCCATCTTCCCACCCGCGCTGGTTCAGGCGTGTGTTAAGGGAACCCGTCAGCGTGGTGCATTAAAACCAGGCGCGGTGGGACATCCGACACAGGTACAAGGCTTTACCATTATTGGATTTGACCCTGCTATGGGCAGAGGTAATGCGGCATTTGTGGTTATGACCTATAACCGCGTTGACAAAAAAATTTATGTGCTGGATTGTGAAAACATGTCCGAGCCTACACCGCAAAAAATTAGAGCAATGCTTGAACAATTAACTATCAAGTACCGACCTAATGAGATTCGCGTTGAGATTAACGCTCACCAGAAGGCTTACCAACTGGATGAGGATTTAAGAACGTGGCTTGCACAATATGGCACCACCTTGAAACCACACTTTACTAGCAAGAATAAATGGGATACTGACCATGGTGTGGCGAGTATGTCTAACATGCTTGGCACTATACGTGATGGCAAGTTCCAAAACAATAACCAAATTGAGTTTCCATCTACCAATGGCTCTGAAGGTTTAAAGGCTTTAGTTCAACAACTAATCACTTGGAAACCGAACACCAGAGGCAAGACTGACTGCGTGATGGCGTTATGGTTTGGTTTTATTAGATGTCGTGAGTTTATGCAGCAATCATCTGTTATATCAAGGTATACGGAAAATCGCTGGGCAACAAGAGCGCAACTACAAAACCGAGGCACTGTTAATTTAGACATTGCTATGCAACAGCAATGGGAAGAACAATACGGATAAGGATAATTAATGGCACGTTCAGATAAGCCCTTTGAGGGTATTGGTGGTGGGGGCGGCGTATCGTCAACTGCAGCCAAAGATATTCTGAAAAAGGCTATTTCAAGAGCACTTGCAAAGAAGGCTAAATCTGTTACGTCTGCCGCAGGAGAAAAGGCTCTTATCAAAGAAATCCTTAACAGTAAGCAGGTTGAGAAAACAAACCTTACTCAAAAGGATATTGCACAAGGACTTTATAATTTTTATAAAAAGAATCCTAAGTACGATACAAGCGTTAAGTCTACAATGACAACGCCAAAAAAGCCAGCAGATGTAGTGGCTGCTCGTATAGCGGCAGAACGTGCTGCTAGGGCTGAACGTATCCGTGCTGGTGTATCACCTGCTAAGGCAAAGCCTACAATTAAAAAACCAACTAAGGTTACCGAAAAAGGCAAGGCTGCAGCAATTGCCCGTAATACAGAAACAAAACGTCAAGCAGAAATTGATGCTAAAGGTGCTCCACAAAAACAAGGACAAACTGTTCGTGGTAAGTTTTTTGAAGAACCAAAACCTGGTTATGCAGGTCAGAAATTACCTGGCAAGTCAATTAATGCCCGTGAGCCAAAGGTTAATCCAGACAAACCAGGGTTTAATGAACTTTCTGCATTTACAAAATTAACTGATGCTGAAAAGAAAATCTTTTGGCGTGCAGATAAAGATGCTATTCAGTCAGTAATTAACTGGAATAAAAAAATTAAAGACATGCCTAAAGCAAAACCAACAATAGATGTTGATAAGCGTTTGCTTGAAGCATCAAAGAAATTAACACCAGCGCAATTAAGAAAGATTAAAGCAATTGTTGCTGAAACAAGACGTAGAGCAGGAGCATAATGCTATTAGATAAGCAAATCTTTGCACGTGTAGAAAGTCTAAAAGACCGTGCTCGCGCTCGTGATGCTCGCCATAAGGATGTACTAATGGTACGTCAAGGTGATATTGCTAGTGTTTATCCAGACTTTTTTCCAGATGGCGTAGATGCAAACGTAGTTGCTAACTTTGTTGATATTGTAGCCCGTGACTTATCAGAAGTTATGGCGCCACTTCCTGCGGTTAACTGCTCAGTAGTTAGCCAAGTAAAGGACCGTGCTCGTAAAGCAGCAGATAACCGTACTCGCATTGCTGCTAACTATCTATATCACTCTGACCTACAGGTACAAATGTACACAGGTGCAGATTGGTATATTACATTTGGGTTTGTCCCGTTCATTGTTGAATTGGACACTGAAGCAAAACTGCCGCGTATTCGCGTAGAAAGTCCAGTCGGGGCTTATCCTGAGTTTGACCGCTACGGACGCTGCATTGCTTTTGCTAAACGCTACTCTATGACTTTGGTTGAATTGATTTCTCAATTCCCAGAGCATATAGATATGCTGCTTGGTCGTGATGGTTATGACCAAGATATGAATCGTGAGATGGAAATTGTTCGTTACTACGACAAAGACCAATCATTGATTTACGTTCCATCCCGTCAGAACCTAGTTATCTCTCGCGCTAAGAATCCACTTGGCAAGATGCAGGTAATTGTGGCGAAGCGTCCTACCGTTGATGGTGAGATGCGTGGACAGTTTGATGACGTGCTTGGTATTCAGTTGCTTCGCAATAGATTTGCATTACTTGCAATGGAAGCGGCGGAGAAAGCAGTCCAGTCACCACTTATTGTTCCTGAAGATGTGAACGAATTCCAGTTCGGTGGAGATGGTATTATCCGAACTGCAAACCCTGCTGGTGTGCGCCGTGTGGAACTTCCAGTTCCTGCAAGTGCATTTAATGAGCAGGCTGTTCTACAAAATGAACTGCGTACTGGAACACGCTATCCTGAATCACGTACTGGTAATGTTGATGCGTCAATCATTACTGGCTCTGGTGTTCAGGCTCTTATGGGTGGATTTGATACACAGGTTAAATCAGCACAGGCTATCTTTGCGTCTGCACTAAAGACTGTAATCTCACTATGCTTTGAAGTAGATGAGATGTTCTTTAATGAAACAAAGTCTATTCGTGGCATTGATTCTGGTAGTCCGTATGCAATTGAATATCTACCATCAAAGGACATCAAGGGTGATTACTCAGCAGATGTCCGCTATGGCATGTTGGCTGGTCTTAACCCAGCACAGGGACTTATCTTCATGCTACAAGCCCTTGGCGGTAAATTAATTTCTAAGGATTTAGCACAACGTGAATTGCCATTTGGTGTTAACGTAACACAAGAGCAAGAGAAGATTGAAGTTGAAGAAATGCGTGCTGCGCTTATCGCTTCACTTAATGCTTCTGCTCAGGCAATTCCACAACTAATTGCAAATGGCGGAGACCCTACAAGTATTGTTAAGAAACTTGCAGAAGTTATTCGTATGCGCCAAAAGGGCACTCAGATTGAGGACG